GCAAAAAGAACAATATTGTAAACATCATAAAGTGTTTTATTACACTAATTGTTCTAAGTGTACAGCTGAAAAGGAATATAAAGATTTCATATCTTCAGAAGCTTTTAAACAGCTAAAACGAATGGTTATAAATGCAAAAATACATAGAGAATATTTGCCAAGTGTTATTAATGTTTTAAAATTTGATAATCATTTGAAAAATTATACTATCTCTAGAATATTAGGAGTACATCACTCATTGATAACGTATCATATAAATAAATAGTTTATGAAGTATTCTATTGTTATTCCAACATATAATCATTTAGAAGATTGTCTTAAGCCATGCTTAGAGAAGATCTTTAAGTATACTGATCTTATAGATGGAGAAATTGTAGTAGTAGCAAATGGGTGTAAAGATGATACTAAACAATATCTAGAACTTCAGGAAATAATACATCCTGAGTTGAAACATTTATGGTTTGATGAAGGCTTAGGTTATACTAAAGCGATTAACGAAGGAGTAAAGGCGTCAATTGGCGAGAATATCATCTTTATGAATAACGATGCAATATTGCTTCAACAAGAAAAGAATACTTGGATTCGTTATTTGTTAGACGCTCTAAAAGATAATGTTGGAGTTACTGGCAATTTGAAATTATATGATGCATCAGTTGAGAGAAGATTTTGTTTATTCTTTTGTGCAGCTACACCACGTAGATTATGGGATAAGATTGGAGGACTTGACGAATCATGGAGTCCAGGTGGAGGTGAAGATATTGAATATTGCTTAAAAATAGAGCAGCTCGGCTATAAGGTCATACAAGTTCCTGATGATAAAGAATGCGAAATAAAAGATGGCTATAATGTAAATGCATTTCCTTTGTGGCATAAAGCAGAAAGCACTGTAATGGATGAAGAGCATAAAGAAATGTGGGTAAAACATATAGCAGAAGTAAGACAAAAGTTAGAACATATGTATAAACTACCAGAAGGTTGGTTTTATCAAGGCGACGTAGATGAGTATAGACGTTTAGTAGAAGACGTTCCAGAAGATGGAACTATCTGTGAGTTAGGTTGCTATAAAGGACGCTCACTATGTTCTGTAGCAGATATCATAAAGAGAAAAAAACTTAACGTACATGTTGTAGATATTTTTACAGGAACTGACTGTGAAAAGAAAGAAGAAAATTACAGAAATATCTTTGAAGAAAACATAAAACGTTTTGGTATTTATGATCAAGTAAAAATTCATGAAGGATATACTAAAAATGTTATAAATGACTTTTCTATTTATGCTGAAGGCAACTTAGCAAGACCAATCTTTGATTTGTTATTTATAGATGCTTCTCATTTGTATGAGGATGTTAAAAGAGATATAGAGGATTGGCTTCCTTTAATAAAAAATAATGGCGTTATAAGTGGTCATGACTATGGTAATTGGGAAGGAGTTAGCAAGGCAGTAAATGAAAGATGGGATAATGTAAGAGTTAATTCTGAACACTTTGGAATTGATAGTGGTATAGCTATTGGAAGTGTTTGGTCAAAAAGACTATGAAAATATTAGTGTCACTTTGTACAAGAGGACGTTATGAAAACTATTTACCAATGGCTCTTTTGTCTTTAGCTATACAAACGCGTAAGCCAGATCATATAAGAATTTATGATGATAATGATGTTCCTATAGATATAAGAAATATTCCAGCTATTAATTATGTTTTGCTTCTATTACAGGAAAAAGGGATTAGTTGGGATTTAGAATACGGTTTGAAGAAAGGTCAACATTTTAATGATGAAAGAGCTAACATTGCAGGTTATGATTACGTTTTAAGATTTGACGATGACTGTGTGGCAGAGTCAGATTATTTAGAGAATTTAACGAAAGAAATGAAAGATGATGTAGGTGCAGTTGGAGGATTAGTATTACAACCAATTGCTTCTAAGATATTACCAAGCAATGCTTTGAATAAGATAAGAGATATATACGCTCCTAACATACAATGGTTTAATTGGGAAGGTGAGTCTAAAGAAGTAGAACATCTACACTCCTCATTTTTATATAGAACGAATATAGCGCATTTTGATTTGAGTTTAAGTCAAGTTTCTTTTAGAGGAGAAACAATGTTTACTCATGAGTTATATATGAAAGGCTATAAATTGATAGTGACACCTACTGCAAAAGTCTGGCACTTTCAATCTAGCGTAGGTGGAGACAGAACTGAAAGTGAAGAGAAGAAGAGAGCAGAACTATATTCTCATGATGAAAAGATTTTTAATACTTGGCTTTCTATTAACAGAATAGAAGATGATTCCAAAGCAATATATTTAGACAATGGCTTAGGCGATCATATAGTTTTTTCTACTTTACTAGATGATTTAAAAAAGAAATACGGGAAGCTTAAAATATATTGTTGCTATCCTGGCATATTTGCTGGTGAAGATATAAGAAGCGTAGCAGAAGGTATGAAAATAATACCAGACGTGAATAAGTATAACATATATGAATGGATGTGGAGAAACAATTGGGAAGATTCTCTATCAGAAGCTTTTAAAAAGATGTATGCATTATGAAAATTCTTATAGCACCATATTCAAAAAAATGCAGAGATGGCTCACCGAGTCCTAAAGACTATCCTCATATGAAAGAACTTGTAAAGCTTTTAGAAGCAGATGGTCACTTAGTAATACAAATAGGACTAGAAGGAGAGGAACAACTAACGACAGAATTTTTAAAAGGATTAACATTAGATAGTTTAGAAAAGGTCGCTAGATACGTAGACTTATGTATATCAGTAGACTCTTTCTTTCAACACTTTTGTTGGAGTAAAGGCATAGGATGTCTAACTATATTTGGTGTTTCAAATCCGACTATATTTGGTCATCCAGGAAATATCAATATCATAAAAGATCTTACTAAGTTGAAAGAATGTCAATTTCAAGATTGGCGTCCAGAAGATAGAAATACTGAAGCATGGTTTACATCTAAAGAAATGTTTGATATAATTAAAACTAATTTAAAAATATGACAAAAGAAGAACGCGGAGAAAAAGGATTTAAACTTCATAAGTTGATAGAAGAGAACGAAAAAAAGAGAAGAGCACTACTGCTAGAGAATGTTTTATATCTTAATGAAATTCTTACAGATCAACTTTATAAAGAAATTTTAGGAGATGAAGAAGCTGAATGGGTAGCATATCTTGCTCAATTACAAGTATACTACACTAGGTCAGAAGTTATTCGTTGGATTCGTATTAAGAGAAAGTTAGTAGATGAGTTTGGACTAGATGCGTCTATACTCGTAGAGGTACCCATTACAAGATTAGAAAACATTTGTGGAGTAGCAGTAGATAAAGCACAAGCAGAACAGCTTATAGGCGTTGCTAAAGTTCAGTTAGGAAAGGATTGGAAAGATACTATTGCAGCATTAAAAGGAAAGCCAACAATGGAAGAGTGTCAACATTTATTTAATCAATTTGAGATATGTAAGACGTGTGGGTTTAGACATAAATTAGGAGAAGGTCATTAATCAATAAACTATTCTAAGAACTTTAAGAGTCTAATCTATAAAAAGAAACTCAAAGAACTAGAAAAGGTCAAACAAATTAAAATAACAATATGAAGATAACACCAGAAGATCAAGCAAGAATAATGGGCTTAACAATAAATGGTAAGCCAATAAAAGAGATGACTGCTATAGAGTTTTGTCAATATGTATTAAAGAAAATCAATGGCATGAAATCAGATGCAAACGTACAAGCGTTGACGATGCAAGTAGCTAATTTTCCAGGAAGAGTAATGAGCGATGATATGAAAATAGATCTCATAGCAAAGTTAGAGCGATTAGGAATAGAAATTAAATAAAACTTTTAAAACAAATGTTGCCAGTAATCACGCCTGAATATCGCAATCCTGCGAACAATAATATACTTCCAGAGAGAATGGATGAGATTTATTCTGCACTCATTAGTTACATATCTAAGATGGGTGTAGTAAACATAGGAGAAATATCTAGAGCTATGAAAGTAGAAGAGAGCACAGCTAAAAACTGGATAACTAAAGCACTAGAACGCTGGAGAGAAGAGAACGTTTCTGATATGGGCTTGCAAATATTATGGGTAAAGAGACAACTAAAAGAAGTAGAAGACAAGTATACTGCAGGCAGAGTTTACAAAGATGCAGCAGGACTTACTCATTACTCAGAGCTTACATATCAGGAATATCTATCTATAAAGTCTGGACTCTATGAGATACTTAATAGACTTGAAAAAGTAGAAGCAGGTGAAGGCGATATGGATGATGAGGTCTGGCTACATGCTTTCCGCAAGATAAAGCCGAAAACAATTAAGATACTAGAAGCTAACAATGAATCTAATAAGTCTAATAACGGAGAAGTTTAGTGTCTTTGTAGAAGAGGTTATAGGTCTAGACAATGCAGACTTTCAAGACGAGCTAGACGATGTAGCTATTTCAAACGATCTTTACAAGAAAATATGTATAGCTATTGCTAGAGGACATGGTAAGTCTACACACTGTTCAGTAGCGTATCCAGCTTGGAGAATAGCTAAGGACCATGATAGAAGAATGTTGATAGTATCAAGTACAGCGACTATTGCTACAAGTTTTATCTCACAAATATTGAACCATATAGAATCTAATGAGCGCTATCAGCTATGGTCTAAAGTTATAGATCCTAAACACCTAGGAGTAATACCAAAGAAGCGTGTTATTAAGAAGATGGAACAACAATGGAGCTCTAGTTCTATTACAGTAGATCGTGATGACTTGAACTTAAAAGACCCGTCTATAGCAGGTGTAGGACTATTTGGAAGCATCCTGTCAAAGCGTGTAGATGAGATTATTATAGATGATATAGTAAACCAAGAAAACTCGTCAACACCAGAACAACGACAAAAGATTGTAGAGTGGGTAAGAACTACTTTATTTCCAATATTAGCACCAGATGGTCGTATAGTATGTCTTGGAAACACGTGGCATCAAGATGACTTAATGGCACAGTTATTAAAAGACCCTTTGTTTGATTATAAGAGAAGACTTCCTGCTATTATTCATGATGCTAATAATCAAGAGTTATGGGAACAATGGGCTAACTTAAGAATGAACGAGAAGGTATCACTAGAAGAAAGAATTGGAAACTCTTCTAGCTTTTATGCTTCGCATAGATTAGAGATGGACGATGGTGTTGTATTGTTATGGCCTCAGAGATTTAAGTATGGAGATTTATTTCTAACGAGATTATCTGATGCTTATGCATTTGCAAGGATGTATCAATGTGATCCTTCTAGTAGACCAGATCAAAAGTTTAAAGAAGAGTGGCTAAATCGTGCTAAAGCAAAAGGTGCAGGACTCAGATTGCAAGATACGCCGTTTGAAAGTATAACTATAGATGCTACAACACAAGGACTAGACTTAGCTATTTCAGAGAAGGAGACTGCAGACGACACTTCTTATTTAACGTTAGATAGAGTTATGTATCCAGTAGAAGATATAAAAGCAGGAGATTTTATAATAAGACAAATCAAAGTAGGTAAGTTTTCACCAAACACTGTAAGAGAAATGGTATTAGAAGACTTTAAAGCAATTAAGCCAATAGCAGTCAGAGTAGAAAGCAATGGCTATCAGGAATCTATGGCGCGTGACTTGGATGATGCTGGTGTATTAATCACAGCATATCATACTGGTGGAGAGAAAAGAGATTCAAGTATAGGAATTAACTCTCTGGCAGTGCTTTTAGAGCTTGGAAGGTTAATTATACCCTCTGACCC